TGGTTCCCAATCCTTCCATGACATCAATACAGACGTGGTTCTCTTTCAGCGCGGTTAACTCTGAGTAGCGGCCACATGGACATCGTTTCTGCTTCATTAGGCGGTCCACCGCGCGTTGTGCGCCGTCCAGCGTCTCAAAGTACCAGAAAGCAGGCGCGGCCATGATAGGCGTCCGCCATTGCACGCAATAACCCGCTTTGCTTGGCTTGCCAAAGTTTATGATTTCGGCTTTCATACGGTGGCATCCTCGATCTTGTCCAAAGCGCTATTGAGAAACGGAATCGCCATGCGGAGATTGAATTTATCGACGGCGTTCAGTCTCTTGTCTTTCTCAAGCCGTAGCATCCACTTACGAGCGGCTTGGATCGCCTCTGTCTCATATTGATTGAATACAGTCGCTGTGCAGCCTCCCGGCAGTTGTGCTTGTCCATTTTGGCAGTAGTCAACGTAAGCCTCCTGGATCATCATGCAACACATTCAAACTGATTGCAAGCATAATCAACACACAAGATGTAGTGGTATGCCAATCCCACATGTTGTGGTGCTATCACACACTTTAGGCTTGACTTAATGCTATACCCTTGGCATACTAAATCAGGAGGCAATACCAAATGAGCAAAAGACACTTTATCGAACTAGCAGATATGATCTCGGCGCATAACAAGTATTGCGCGGACAAGTTCACCGACGAACAGATCAACGCACTGGCAAGTTTCTGCAAGGAACAGAATCCGGCATTCATGCGGGATCGCTGGCTCAGCTACATCAAAGGCGAATGCGGCAAGAACGGCGGGACCATCAAGAAAGCAGCGTAAACCACACAATCCCCGCTCCACCCCAAACCCTCGGCTCACCACCGGGGGTTTCTTGCGTTTACACACTCACCGTTGCACTCATAGTGTATTATTTCAGTTAGGATATGCTCGGCCCACCGCTGCACACTCGACCAGATCACATCGAGCTCGCACGCAAAGGCGCTGCTACTACCAATGCTCTCCGCGCATCTTACCCCATCTGGCGCAAAGTGCTCCCAGCCACCCTGAGAGCGATGCGTAGGTGGCACCCAGACTCGCCGATGCTTAGCATGTCAAAGCTTCAACGCGATCCACTCGCCCAGGCACTATGGGAAGCTGGCTTCAAAGCCGGAGCCGGTTACAAGCCGTAACCCCCTGCATTGTCAACCACATAGTCCATTAGTTTACATACTAGCTATTATCGGAAGTAATCAATGTTATCAATCACTTACGAGCGTAACGCAAGCGAGCCTGCTACTTCCAAGCTTCCATCGTGCTCTGTTATACATGCTATTGCTGCGCTAAGAACGCTCCAGATGCGATTGATTAGGCCGGATCATTGTCCAAGGGGGTGGGGGTGGGGCAGCCGTTGGCGGGTTGGCTGCGTGAATTTCGCAAAAACTTTGAAATGGCGATGCCTTAGCATGGCTGTACTCATTTCGCAAAAAAAAAGAATTTGAGGGTGGCTTGGCATGGGTTAAGATGGCAAGTGGGTTTAGCGGAGGCGTGGGGACTGAGAGCGTACGATTTCAGTAGACATCATCCACACGTTAGCGATGCATAGCAGCGTGGAGTCGGTTCAAATCCGGCCTAAGCCCACAAGGTAAACCGGGGATCGCCGCAGGCGCACAAATGGGGTGTTTTCTCTGTATATCTATACGTGATTCACCTGGATGATTCGGTTTGATTCACCTTGACGAATCGCTTTTTAGAGTGTACTCTTTCGTAAGGCCATGAAATCTAACCCGAAGAGGTATGCCAAGGTTCCTATGGAAGTACTCACAGACAAGCGCATCAGTCCGCTCTCGAGAGTTGTTTACTCGTTTCTGGCGGGGTGTGCGTTCGATGGTCCTCGAGTCCGCGTAGGGCAGAGGTTTGTTGCGGAGGCTTTGGGAGCGAGTCAACCTACGGTGCATCGGTGCCTGCTTGAGCTTGCTCGAGCCGGACATCTTGAGCCTGTAGCTGGACCTTCTGGGCGGCGCAACGCTTACGATCTCAAGTCTCCCGTGTTCAGTTACACTCGAGCACGGCGTTACGCTGGAGGCCTCTCGAGCACGGTGCGGGCAGCTAAGGCTTGGGCTGAAGTTCAGGCAGAGAAGATTCAGTAACCGTGGCAAGAAATTCGTCTAAGTACCGTTCTTCAGCCGGGGATAGGATGTAGGGGCATCCTGGGATGTGTTCCTTGCCGTCGATCGCTAGATTTTCCCCGCACTTAGGGCAGATACAGTCGATCACTTCCCCGCCTCCGCCTTCTTCCATTTCGGGTAAACGTAGAGCCCGTAGCGTGCCGCCAGCGCTCGATCTCGGTTAGAACGGGAGAGCGTCTTCGCCGCACGCTTCTGGGAACGCTCCAGTACGTCGGGTTGGTAACAGAACTTGGGCTTCACGCTTTCCTCCACAACCTGTCATAAGCCGCGCAGAACTTCTCCAACTTCCCTAGCGGGGCTTCTTTGAACCAGTGAGATAGAGGCGTTTGCGTCATTTACCACTCCGAATGGCAGCGGCAATGTCAGCGGTTATCTCCGGCATGTCGGGGTTAAACCAATACTCTTTTACGAAAGCCTCAACGACCCTGGCGCACCGTTCGCGCTCAGCTAATACGGCACGGTCCCATTCTTGATGGTAGGAGGGGTGACATGGATGTCCGTTCTCCGCGCAGCGGTAGCAGCCGCCAACACGTCCATGCATTAACTCCCCGTAAGTCGGACCTGTGGGGATATAGTTTGGATCAGCCATCCGTTTCTGGATGGTTTCGATGATCGAGGCGGGTTGTTCGTCTTTTGCCATAGTTCAGACCGTGGAGGCGGACGGGTCTGAAAGCGCCCGCCGTACCCAAGGCAAATCAGCCGCAGCTAACGGCCAATCTCAGAATACAACACCTGTCAAGCGGTAAGTCAGGAACCGCGCTTCGAGCAACTCGATAAACAGTTCATTTTTCACTTTTGGGCATAGTAGCATACTTTTTTCTTGACTATGCCAATCCCTTAGCATAAACTGTCTCCGTGTCAGGTATTCCTCCGATTGACCAGGGCGGCGCGGTGCCATTTCCTCTCCGCCCATTTTTCGGGGTATGTTGGAAGTTGACGTGCATCGGGGCGCAGTATGACTATCGAAACCTACGCCATCCAATTCTTGCTGTCGCGGGGCCGTAGCGCCTCTGAGGAAACGTGTGTCGATACCGCCGCAAAGGTCTTTCTGGAGGAACAGGGCGTGCAATTGAAGCTGTCCGATCTGAGGGCGCTGGGAGCCATGGCGCAGTTCAACAAAAACGAGATGCGGGCTGACGTTCTGGCGCTGATCGAGGAAACCGGGGCGCTCAACGGCGATACCTGGGTGTCCATGGACGCGACTAGCGTTCGGGTGCTCCCGCTAGAACGCCATGAGTCCGTGATTCAGGGGAGGGATGTGCTATGAATCATTGCTCCAATTGCAAGCACTGGACTAATCGAGGCCAATACAACGATGGGCGGGGGATCTGCGAAATGATGGATTATTCTAGGCCATACGATCCTTTCCAATTAGCAATCGGCACCGATCCTGGTTCAATTCTTACCCTTCCGAATTTTGGATGTTTGATGTTTGAGGCGGAGTAATGCCTAAAGACCGCCGCCCCGCCAAAGTCGAACAGTTCCTCGAAGCCGCTGGCAAGGACGAAGTTCTGAATGCCCTCAAGTGGTCCGACAATGCCCAAATGAAGCAGTTGCTGGGTTATATGCTCCAGCCGCGACCGCTCAACTTCCTCACGGCCTGCATGAAGTCCGAAGTGACGCTGAACCAGCTTATCGACCTCTACTCCAACTATCAGCGCATTACGGGCGTCATGCGGATGTCGCAGCACATCCCGCAGGTATTCGAGGACGTGGCTATCGACGCCAAGTCCAAGATGGCTTCCTGCCCCCGCTGCGACGGCTACGGCGTGATCGAGGATCTGAGCGCGGAGCACCGCGAAGGGAAGCCATCGCCAACCCGCAAGTGCCCGGTCTGTAAGGGCATAAAGGAAGTACGCGTTCCCGGTGATAAACTGGCGCGGGAACTGGTGTTCGAGTCTCTGGAGATGACGGGCAAGAAAGGGCCGAGCGTGGCGATTCAGCAGAACTTCGGACAGCCTAGTTCGATTGAGGCGACGATTGCTATGACGCAGAAGCTCTTGGTGCAAAAGTAATGCATTGCGGTTATTGCGAGAAGACTATGGAGACTCCGAAGAAGGTGTGCCGTAAGTGCCGACTTTTCTTTTGTTCGCTTGGGTGTCTCGCTATGCATCTTTGGACTAGATGACAGAGAAAACGGAGGTAACTTTTATGCTGTTAGGATTCGGGATCGCGTGCGCTTTCGTCGGCGCGGCTTTGGTCTACTTGCTGGAACCTGCGAAGTGATGGAACTCCTACTTTTCTTCGCTATCTGGACAGCTTTGTTCTGGCCTACGTTCTTAATAATCGACTACTGGAGCGAGTGATGGCCGCTATCAAGGTAAATTTTGAACCTAAGTATTATTCTGTACCTATCTCCATGGTTTTCGATGGTCCGCGAAGCAAGTTTTTAGAGTGGGCCATGGAGAGATCAAGGTACGAAATGGATTTACAGATGAGTGCTGTATTTTACGGGTACAACAACCGTTCCATTGGGCAGAGGATGAGGGCATGGAAGAAGCGAAATCCAAAGCCATCCGAATAAAGTCTGCCAACCTAGCCACAGTCGAGCACGAAGGGACTACGCTCAAGGTGACGTTCCAGAACGGCAAGGTCTACCACGGACGCTGTTCACCGCTTGTCTACGCTGGACTGCTGGCTGCGAAGTCCAAGGGTAAGTTCTTCCACAAGTTCATCGCTCCGCACTGGAAAGGTAAGTTGGTAGATGCAGGTTAACATAGCCCGCATGAAGCCCACCGCTTCCGCCCTCAAGGGCATCCAACGCGATCTCGCTCGCATCGCGGACTGCCTGGAAGTGTTTGTAGATCAGGCTTATGGAATCCGCATGAAGGCGCAGCAGCCAGACACGGCAGGCGAGGAGCCGCAGGTGTTCTACACCGATGAGGAAGAGGATTTCAAGCGCGAGTACCTGGAGAAGATGGGGAAGGCAGAGAGGCCCGTGGAGGAGTAATGAAGCACTGGCTTGGCGTGACATCGTGCTTAGTCGCTCACTTCGACGGTGAAGGTCCTTGTCGTAAGTGTCGGACGTGCGGAGAATGGTTGCGCCCTAGCCAACAGAACGATGAGTGCTCCGGGGATGGCCCTAAGATGACTGTGGGCGAAAGCCTGAAAGCGTCTGCTGAAGAGAATGTACGCTGAATCCGTCATCCAAGCCAACATCGAAGCCATCGAAGCCAAAACTGGGCTAACGCTTGTTCGCCACGACCACGCACGCTCCGAGGAGTTCACCGAAATCATCCAACCGCTGTGGTTTGCAGAAGGACAGCCGCTCCGCAGGCCACTTACCAAGGAAGAATCGGCATTCGTTGTCAACGAACAGATCATGTGCCAGTTGGATTTTCGCTACTGGGCGGAACGCTACTGCCAGATTGCCTATGATGGCGTTATCGGCGGCGGCGTTGGGAAGCTGAAACTCGGCGCATCGCAACTAATCCTGCTCGATCTCATCGGAAAGATCCAAGCGGAGCAGTACGACCGTCAGTCACGCGGCGAAACCGTGGACGGCATTATGATCGCGGCCCACAAAGCCCGTCAGGTCTGGTACACGGCGCTCTCTCGCGGACTCCAGATGCACCGCGCCACGCTCATTCAGCACTCCCGCTGTATCGGCGTCTCCGTAGATGACCAAAAAATCCAGGAAGTCTATGAGCGGGACCTTCTGGCCTACGACAACCTGCCGTGGTTCCTGAAACCAACGCTTGTTTATCAGGAAAAGAACGCGCATCTGTCGTTTTCGACCAAATCCAAGATCGGCTACATGATCGACGCCAAAAAAGGCTCTCTCGGCCAAGGCTCGCAGTTCGATTTTGGGCATTGCACGGAGCTTTCCGAGTACGCCAACCCTGGGGCTCTTGAAATCGACTTCTTCCCCACCTTCCCGCAGAACGTAAACACGCTTCTGATCCTAGAATCCCGCGCTAATGGCCGTGGAAACTGGTGGCATCAGTTCACCGAGAGCGTTCGCAAGCAGGAAAAGGAGCGCTGGCGCTATTGCTTCACGCCATACTATGCGGAGCCGCGCAAATACCGCAAAACTCCGCCCCCTGACTGGGAGCCGAGCGAAATAGGCCTCATGCACGCCAAAAAGGTGTGGGAAACGAGCGCGGAGTTCGTCGGAAAGCAGGTGATGCTCCCAAAAGAGCAACTTTGCTGGTGGGAAGCGATGCGGGAGGAGTATCGCAAGTCCGGATCGCTCAATTTCTTCCTCTCGAATTACTGCGTTGCTGGATCTAGCCTTATTTCTACATCCAAAGGCATCATGCGCATCGACCGATCCGCGTTGTGCTCGAATGTGGAGAGCGGAAAGGTCACGAAATGGATGGACCAGGGAGAAAAAGAGGTTGTTGATCTTAAAACAACCAATGGCCGCATCCTTCGGGCTACTCCAGATCATCAGGTGTTCTTGCCGGATGGGACGTGCTCTCGTATAGATAATCTTAAACCCGGAGATAAGGTGTCCTTGGTAGCGCCGATATTGCCTACGCAGAAGGTTAGGTTGGAATGGAAGCCCATACCTTGTCAAACGAATAGCATTTTTATTGACGAGGATTGGGGTCGTTTCCTTGGTTACTTCATGGGGGATGGGTCGTACTATGCAGATACCGTAGACATCGCCTGCACCGCTAAGGATGAAGACGTAGTTGAGGATGTAGCAAGACTGGTTGAAAAACTAATGGGGCGTAAGCCGATTTTGCAGCGGCATATCGGCGGCGGATGTATTGTTGTGCGTTTTTACTCAAAACATTGGAAGCCGCTGCTGATCGCGCTGGGAGCCATTCGCTTATATGACAACCCACGATCCGGCTGGACCAGAAAGGTATGCGTCCCCGATGTTATCTGGCGAAGCCCAAAGCCAGTAGTGAAAGAATTTCTGTCTGGTCTGTTTGAAGCGGATGGACACGCCTACCCGTATTGGGCCAGAACGTCACTTTCCTCATCGTCTGGACAGTTTATGCGGGATGTCCAATTGCTTCTGTTGGCATGGGGACTGAACAGCAAAATCACAGCTATGGAACCGAAGATCAAAGAGAAAAAGTATCAGGCGCATCTTCTGGCGCTAGGGGCCGCTGCTTCCGATCTTTTCCATAAGCAAATCGGCTTTACTTCACGACGCAAACAGGGAGCGCGTGTAGGGGTTACTGACAATCGCGGGGCGAGCCGGAGAAGGCCGAACGAACTCATCGACATCGTAGAGTCCATCACCCCAGCGGGGCGAGAACACGTCTATGATTTGACGGTGGCAGAAACGCATCGTTTTGGGGCTAACGGAATTTTGGTTCATAACTGCGCCACGCCAGAGGAGTCATTCCAGCACAACGAACGCAGCGCTTTCGACCCGGAATTGCTAGATGAGCTTCGCAATCGCGCCAAACAACCGTTATTCTATGATTTTGAGAGGGAGAAAGACGCGGCATGACAGTTTTGCTTGTACGAGTCCCGTTACATGATGAGCATCAAGCATATTCGGCTCCTCGCAACGCATCAGAATTACTAGAAGTAATGAGTAAGTTCTGCTTGGTAAAAGAGTTCAGTTGGAAGATCGGTGATGGTGAGTGGGAAAAAGAAACAGTTGCTTTCGATTACGATGCTGCCGTGAAGGCTTATTTGACGAAAAGGCGTTGGTACGAATTTTGGAAGTGAATCCGTTGAAAGCATCGCCCACCTCTGGGGCACAGAGATGGAATCGGGCCTCCGACCGTTTCCGGGCGATGCTTTGAGCGGATTATGATACAGAGTCCAGACACGATAGCGCGTGAAGGTTTGGTAAAGCGGACGCACGTGTATGTTTGTAGGCCAGTGGCTTATGAGATTTCGGGTTGCCCAGCCTGCGGTAACGCTGATCCTGATTGGTCTGAGTATCAAGGGAGGTTGTGGTGTCAGTATTGCTGCATTGATTTCAGACCCGAAAGCGATGGAATATTTGATGGTCCTATCGCGGTTGAGTTGATGCGGCTGCTCGGCGCTCCCGTGGATCGCATCTGCATCGCCACTGGAGAGATTGAGCGTCTTTAGTGAGCGATCTCTACAACATCCCGTTCTGCGGCGACATCAAACTCATCGACGCCAGCGAAACGCGCGAACTAGTCCGCGATCCCCTAGGGACGGTGCTCATGTTCGAGCCACCACAACCCGGAGCCACATATTTCATGGGAGTAGACCCATCTCGCGGCATCGTCGGCTGGGATCGGCGCTTGAAGAAGACCGATGACAACAAAATCGACAATGGAGTGATCCAGATCCTCCGCGCGGGGCGTAGCGGCCATCCTGACGTACAAGCGGCGGAATACGCTGCTCCCATCGACGCCGAAGACCTTGGCGATGTCGCAAATGCCATGGGGCGCTTATACGCTGGCAATAACGAAGACGGGCAAGCGCTCGCCATCATCGAAGTGTGGCCGGGACCCGGAGAACCAACACAGCGCCGCATGGTCACGAAGTACGGCTATACCAACCTCTACACGCCCATCCGCTATGCCAATACGCTGACGCCGGAGCGTGGCCGCAATACCGTTGGCTGGGTATCGAACGAGCGCAGCCGCCGTGATCTCTGGACGCGCGGCATGAAGCACATCATCCAGCGGAAGATTCGCATCAATTCACCGTTCACCATCGAAGAAATGGCGGATTGCCAAGCGGACGACTGGATGTGGACCGAAACCGCCCGCGCCAAGTTTGGGAAGCACGATGACCGCGTGGTAGCTCTGCTTTTGGCGATTTATGCAGCCCATGACTGGCAGTGGGAGGACATCGACACCATGAAGGTCGAAGTCAGCGAAGGCGGTCCCCGAAACTGGCAGGCGATGGACATCACCGCCGAAGGGTTGTTCGACGCCTGGGAAGAACGATTCGCGCAGATTCTAGACTCTGACTAATCCACAACATGTAGTGGCTCCACGCTCCACGTGACACTATATCTTGCGTTTGCAGCGTTTTTAGTCTAGCATTGCCTTTAATGGCAGCCACTACACCCGCTCCCAGTATTTTGCTGCGTTTGGACCTCTCCGACGCAGTGCTCAAGAAGTACCGCGAAGAGTCGGAAACCTACGGCGTCGAACTCGAAGAACTGCTGGCAAATCGCCTTTCTGAATGTGTCGATTACAACGCCACCAAGCCGCTCTACTTCAAGGACGAACAGCGCCGCAACCTAGAAACGATGCTGGGCCGGAATATCAACTCCCCTGGCGAAGTGCTCGAAATCATCCGCCGTTTCCTGACCGTGAAGGTAAACGGCATTAGTATGACCATCCGGCCTGAAGTGCTGGAGCGCCTACGGACGCGGCACTTCGACCATAGCCGGGACTTCGGCACTTACCTCACGGATTGCGTCAACGAGTGGGCGGAAACAGCGGCGGGGATGCGATGAAGCCAAGAATCCGAAAACTAGGAGACGGATGGTATTGCCTTGGCGGGGCGGTGCCTGTTCCGGCGCGTTTCCACAAATGCGAGTCATGGGAACATGCAATTTTCTTTTTGGAGTCTCTATATCGCACGGGGTGGCTTGAATGCCGTTCCTAGCCACCTGCGAGTGCGGACTTGAGATCGTGGGAGATGCCCAGACTAACAGTCACTTACTGGGGAAGAAGGTGATCCATTGGGACCTCGACCGAGGCCATATCGCCGAAATCCAGACAAAGGCCATTGATCTTAGGGGGAAGGCTCCCGATACCGGGCTCCCTTGTCATCCCTCTGAGGCGGCGGTAGTTTGGCGTCATCCGGGAAGCGGTGACATCAAATTCACCGCGCGTAATGACGTGCCGATCCCGGAGCGCTATGCCCGCATGGGATACGAGCGCTACGAAGCCCGCAATCTCCGCTCTCTGGAGAAAATTGAGAAAGCCACAGGTACCCGCAGCGAACGAGCATGGTTTGACCGGGGCAGTGGTCGCGGCCATGAGGACAAATAGTGGCCTACGAACCGCCGATCCCTTCCGTAACGGACGAATCGAACGAATATCGCATTCTTGAGTGGGCTACAGAAGCCCTGGAGGAAGGATCAGCATTTCTCAAGGCCCAAGAGGGCTATGACCGCATTGATGAGTGCATAGCCGCCATCATGGGGAAAGGCCGCGAAATGCGGTCCTCCACGCTCTCCACCACCACTTCCAACCACATCGGCAAGATCGCTAACGACCTAGCGGCGCTGATGACGGACGTAAAGCCGTTCTGGGAGTTCCGCACCTACAACAAGCGCTTTGAGAAGAACGCGGAAATCTTCGGGAAGCTGTCGAGTGCGTGGTATACCCAGCGCCAGATCGACATGCGGTTTGCGGAGGGGATCAAATACTACCTAGTCGGTGGTACGGGCTGGATTCACCCATTCTACAACGAAGACACGGAGGATTTGGATCTTTCGGCTGAAGACCCCCGCGATGTCATCCCTATTCGTCCAGCCGACAATTCGAGTATCCAGACCGCAATGGGCGTCATCATACGGCGTTCTCGCAGCGTAAACTACGTTCGCGGCCTCTATCCCAGCAAAAAGAACCGCATTCACGCAGATCGGGACGGTTCTGCGATCACAGGGCTTAAGAATACCCGTGCAGGCCGTGTTTTTGAGGCGATGTCGAGCCCATTCCGCGCCCGACTGTTCGGAGACGATAAGCCAGCCAAGGAATTGCCGCGCATTCCCACCGTAGACCTCTACGAAATGTACATCACGGATACGCGGCGGCATGAAGGCAGCGTTCCGCGCGTGATGGGCGAGACAAACGAGGCTGGTCAGCCCAAAACTAACTGGTCCTACATCGTCCATAAGGGTGAATTACTCTACCCTCGCAAGCGCTGCATCGTATTTACCTCCGATACGGTGCTCTATGACGGTCCCAGCATCTACTGGCACGGCCTTTTCCCGGTTTGTAAACTCACTTTGGACGATTGGCCGTGGACTTGGCTTGGGAAAGCTCCCTTGTGGGATCTTTTGCCGCTCCAGAAGTCGTATGACAAGAAATTGCGTGTCATTGACGACTGGACGGAGAAAATGGCGCGTCCTGACCTGATAGCGGACAAAAATAGCACGTCCCGGCAGGCGATGGACCGCATCGACACCCGCAAATCGGGCCTTAAGCTTCAGCAAAACCCGATGATGGGCAAGGGGATTCAGATCGTCTACCCGAACCCACTGCCAGACACGATTTTCAAATCTCTCGAACTCGACTCGAACGAAATGGACATGCTTTCTGGCGTCCGTGATCTCAGCCAGATGATGCGGCTGAACCAGATGCCGAGCGCCAACACTATCGAAAAGGTGATGGAGTCGATGTCTCCCAGCGTTCGCGGGCGTTCGCGGTCCATCGAAGCCGTTATGCGCGAGTTCGGCATGATGACGGCCTACAACTTCGCTCAGTTCTATGATCTTCCGAAGCGCCTGACGATTCTGGGGCCTGACGGAGCCACGTTCGAGGACTTCGACTTCGATCCAGGGACGATGATCCCTGATTTCGTCCATGATGAGGACTTTGACGAACGCGGCGTGGTTTCTCCCGATGCGCTGCTACGCGGGCCAATGCCACGCTATGAGCGGTCCCGCGAATACCTGCGGCGTTTCACGTACCACATTGCTCCGGGATCGCTGCTATCGGCTTCTGAGATTGAGGAGCAGATGAAGTACCTGCAACTTTCGCGTGCTGGTTTGCTCGACCACTGGACACTTTTGGAAAAATTAGGCATTCCGAATGTCGGGGAAGCCCCTGCTGGGACGATCTCGGAGCGGCTGCAAGCAGAGCAGGCGATGGGGCTTGGCATGAATATCAGTTCGGCGGGTCGGAAGGCTTCAGGACAAGAGGCTCCGCGCTTAGTGATGAAGGAGAGCTAGATGGCTTTGGTTCAGTTGACAGTCACTCTCGGCGGAACGGGCGCAGGACAAGCAGTCCAATGCACCGCTACCCGCACGCCGTTCTACTACATGCGCATTGAGAGCGACATCGGTAATGCCATCGCTTACTACGGCACTTCAGTTCTCACAACCACTGACTACGCCGGGACTGTTCTTGCCGATACCGCTACGGTCAACAACGCAGTCATTATCGGAGCGTTTCAGGCGGTCATCAGCAACGCGGATGAGTTCTGGTTCCTTGGGACCAATTCGCAAAAACTGCGTGTAACGCTAATCACTTAGGAGTTCTTATGGTCTACGACGGCAATGTAACGGTAACGGCGGCGGGCACACGGCAGCGGATTGCCACGGTTCAGACCATGGCGAACTGGATCACCTTTCAGCCGCTCGCGGCAAATCAGGGCAGCGTATACCTTGGCGGAAAAACGGTCAGCGCCACGAGCGGTGTTGTTATCACAACAGGGGATGCCTATGTCACTTGGCCCGTGGCCGATGTCGCCATGTACGACCTACGCGAGATGTGGATTGACGCAGCCAACAGCGGGGATGGGCTTCAGTACATTTACGGCGTCCGATGATCAACCGGAATCGGCTCGGCCAGAACATGTTTTACCGGAAACGGACACCACAACCAGTGGTGGTCCCTGTGGTTATTCCATTCACTCCTTGGTGGAAACGGTTCTGGATGTTCTTGACACACAATAGGTGGTGGTGTACCGTTCTAATAACCACAATATTTTGTGGTAGGTAAGATTTATGGCGAAACTAACGAGTGTCGAACGCAAGCAGTTGCCTTCCTCGGACTTCGCTGAGCCGAAAGAGCGCAAATATCCCATGGAGGATCGGGCTCACGCTCAGAACGCGCTTTCTCGCGTATCGCAATTCGGAAGCGCCAAACAGAAATCCCTCGTAAGAGCAAAAGCCGCCCGCAAGTTCGGGATGGGAAAGGGTAAGGCGACAAAGTAATGGCACGCATGGCCCCCACCGAAGACAACGAAGGTGT